GTGATCAAATAAGCACTCGCCTTTTGCCCATTCAAAAATGGTAACATAGAACTGATTATATTCATAATCTTCTATTATTTTCACTAAATGAGGATGTCTTAAATCATAGTACAGATGGGCAGACTGTTTTAATATTTCAACAGATTCTTTTGGTGAAACCTCTGCCTCAAGTGTATTGACTCCCGCAATTTTGCAAAAATATTTTTTGTTTCTATTCTGCATACCAATACAAATACATCCCGAACCCGTCTGATCAACAACCCAAAAAGCCGTACCATATTTTTTCAGCCAGGTAAAATCATGTAACTCTTTCAGTCTGAATTCGATAGAATCAAGTTTATTTATAATCATTCTTCCTCCTAAATCTGACGGAGGGTTATGCCATGCTGTTCCCCCTCCAATTATTTTTCATGTAACAAATGTTTTTCATATTCATTTACAATCATCCCCTTTTCAATTTCATATCTATCTTAACGCTATCAGAGAATTAAAAATATAGTTATTTTTTCTCTCAAGCGTGAACTGATTATACCACAGATCTATATCATTATCAATTAAAAGTATGAGGTAGCATTGCCATCGGAAGAACAGATTAAAAAAGTAATATTACAACTCACTCTCAACACAGAGCACCGTCCACATGTCCCAAGGAGATATAGAAAAATAAGCGGCACTCTGTTTTTACAAAGTACCGCTTATAATTAACAAATAATCAACTAATGAACGAGTATTTCCCGTTTTTTACTACTTTCACCAGCTTCTAAAAATCCCGTAAATCCGGCGTTTATTAGAATTTGCCAGCCTTAGCGGCTTCCTCAATGGCAACTGAAAGCCCAGTATTTACGGCTATTTTAACATATAATATACAAACAATGCACAAATATATAACTACTTTTATATATTATTTGCTACGAAGATGATACAATGTTCTCCCTCCGGAGCATCGGCCCCGGAGGGGGATCTTTAGTTTTTCACAATCCGGATCTGCACCCGGTCAATTCCAATTCCATAAATTCCGGCGTAGGCATCCGCGCCCGTGCTGTACTGGCTGGACCAGGAAAGCCATCCGGTCCGGTCGGTGAGCTGTACTCGTACCTCCGCATGATATCCCGGTTTATTGACAAGCTTTACCTGGATTCCGTCGATGACGTGTCCGTAGATCCCGGCGTAATCATTCGGAGCCTTTCCGGATGTGTCCGTCACCCAAGGCAGCCACTGGCCTCCCCTCAGGTGTACCCGGTACTGCAAATTTCCAACTGCCGACTGGGAGCCAACTGTATACGCTTTCAGTCCGGTGATCGCCCTGCACGGGATCCCTGCGTAGCCGTCTGAACTGATATTATTATAGTTTGTCACCCACGGCAGCCATTGCCCATTCACATATGCCTGATACCGGACATTGATTCCGGATGCGGACACAGATCCTCCAGTGGACGGAGCAGACGGCTTGCCGGATGTACTGGAACTTCCCGTATCCGGCGGCAGATCTTTGTCCCCGGCTACCATGCTCTTGAAAGAGCTCCATGTTACCGGGTCGTCGTTCAGTACAAACGGATTCGGACAGTATTTCCCGACCACATCATAGTGCCGAACCACACGGGACAGGGGAACATTGTACTTCTTCATCAGCCCCTGCACCAGCTTCACTGTGCTGTTGATCGTGGCGTTTTCAAAGTACCAGTCCTTGGACGTATCACTCCGGCTCCCGGACGTCCTTACACACATCTCAATATTGATGCTGTTGTAGTTGGTGCATTTCCCATAGACGCTTCCGCCCTTTGTGCCTGGGTATTTGTTACCGCCTACCGACCAGGCCGCCAGACTGTCAGACACACTCTGCCAGACCTCTCCGGAATACCCGACAAAATAGTGTGCGGATGCTCCACGGTATCCAGTTGAAAAATAGGTCGCATTGTTTGCGGCACTTCCCGGAGCCCCGGTATAATGCACTACGATGTACTTGATCCCGTTCCCGTACCGGCTGGACGCATTGATGGTCTGAAGCTTCTGGTTGATCGGCAATCCGTTGATGGACGCCGCCTCCGCCCGGATCGGCGGCGCTAAGGCCATTGTCCCAAGAATCAAAGTACAGAAAAGGACGGCTGCCAACGCAACCGCCCTTCCTCGTTTCAGTAATTTATTCTTCTTCGTCCGCATCTGCATCATCCCCCTTGTGCTGGAATCTCCAGAACAGATCTGCCACATAGGTCCAGCCCTTAGTCGCTACCAGCGCCAGGACAAATCCGATCACGATCATGGCAATGACAAAGTACCATGTCACCGGGAAGCCCGTCATATCCACATAGGCAAAGTACGCCACCAGGGTAAACACCACAGACAGCACCAGAACCTGTAAATCCGTCGGGATGCTGCGCAGTCCCGGCAGTCCTTTTGTCACCTGGGTAATCACGACGGTCAGGAAACAGATGACCCCTGCCACAAAAATCAGGAGATTGAGATTCTCCATCACCATTTTAAAAATATCCAACTGCATCGCTTCTACCATAAATCACTCCTCCTTTTATTTACTTTTTTCCAACTTATCAATTCTGTGATGTGCTGATTTAACGGACTGCTCCACAGCCGTGATCCGGCTTCCATGTTCCACGATTTCCTCCCTCAGTCTGTCAACATTTTTTGATGTTTCCCGTACATCAGAGGCGATATTATCCAGTTTTGTACTGATTTTAGTATTCAGTTCCGCTCGTTTCACTGCATCATCTATATCTGTTTTTTTGCTGTTTTTATTGCTATAATATACTGATGCCAAAAATCCCAACAGCGATATTATAAGCGCAATCCACTGAGTATTCATACCCACTTCTCTCCTATCATTTTTTGCACAAAAATAAGACCGGTTCACGGTCTCGCTCTGATCTCCATTCTTCATTACCCCTCTTATTTTCCTAGTTCTTCTTTCACTTTTTCCTTCCATAAAGTAGGAACCTGTTCTAGTTCCATGAACCCTTTTGCAATTCTATCTACATAAAATGCAACCATTACTTTTCTCCTCCTTCCGCAATTTCAGATACAACTTGGCCAAGATCTTCTAATGCTCCATTTTGAATTTCCTGTCCCCTTTCAATCGCATCCACTCTCTTTTCCAACTCCGTTTTCTCTCGAAAAGCAATAACGGAAACCACATTTCCATCCGGCGTCATATCTGCTTCTTGAAACATAGGCCTTTCCAGATATAAGTCTTCATATTCTCCCGTCACCTCATCGTCTGTTTTAAATTGTACCTTAGCAAGATTCCCTTCTTTTTTGAGCGCCCCTGCTATCTGGTCCAGTGCGGCAAAATTATCTGTTTGAATCCGAATGTAATCCAGGCTTGCTCCATCCATAATTTCCAGTTCTGTGTTATCAGTTAATACAAGTTTTTCCATTTTTTCTTCTCCTCTCTGCTCTTGAAAATTCATTATGATTATAAACCGATTGCAATGACCTGTAGCGCAAATGCCGATGCAGTAGGTCTATATTTTTTTAGCGTGAACTGTGTTGTGGTTATAGCATCCGCCCATACTGAGGTATCATTCTGCCCAGTCTGTGCCTGTACAATAACACACGGTGCTTTTGTAAACGCTTTCGGGAATTTTATTACTTGATCCTCCCAAGTATTTGGTTTTGATATATTGACTGTTTTAACTGCAAAAGCCTGAATATTTCCCAAAGAAGTATTGATCGTTTTAATTTCACTATTCAATGTATTCGTTTCAGATGCGATTTTATCACTCAACGTCTTCCCCTGTCTTGCATCCAGGACACTTCCCGCTGCTGTGGTAGTCAAATTATTTGCCACAGTCTGTTTTGCGGCACTGCCCAGTGTTTTTATATATTTTTTGTAAAAATACTGTAGTCCGGTTAAATCCAAATATTTCATCGTCTTTCCTCCTTAACTTGATAATGCATCAATATCTGATGTTGTAATGGACTGTACATTCGCATCCGAACCCGCCGGCCCCCGTGGTCCTTGCGGTCCGGTAGCCCCGGTCGCTCCTTTCGGACCTTGCGGTCCGGTGGCTCCTGTCTCTCCTTTTGGACCCTGTGGGCCGGTAGCTCCGGTCGCTCCACGCGGGATTGTAAAATTGAATACGGCAGCACTTGCTGTACCTGCATTTGTGACGGATGCCTCACTTCCCGCTGCCCCGGTCGTAACAGTTCCCACTTTAATACTAGCCGCTTCCCCGGTTGCTCCTTTCGGACCCTGCGGTCCGGTGGCTCCTGTTTCTCCTTTTGGTCCTTGGATTCCCTGCTTTCCTTGTGGACCTGTCGGTCCGGCTGGGCCGGTGGCCCCTTTTTCTCCGGCTGAGCCTTGCGGTCCAGTGGCTCCGGTCGCTCCTTTCGGACCTTGCGGTCCGGTGGCCCCACATGGAATTGTAATATCCAATACAGCCGCATTTTCTGTACCTGAATTAGTTACTTTAGCACTGCTTCCTTCCTCTCCTGTCGTTACTTTCCCGATTTTAATGGTCGCCGCTTTCCCGGCCGCACCAATCGGCCCCTGTGGGCCAGTTTTCCCCTGCGGACCTTGTGGACCTGCCGGTCCTGTCACCAACCCTAAATCAACTTCTTTTACTGCCATAATCCCCTCCTGCTATTCATTTTCATAGCTAACCATCAGATGACCCCTTTCATCAATCCGAAATGTTGGCGTCTTCCCATCCGCCCCCTTTGGACCCTGCGGACCAGTTTCACCTTTCGGCCCCTGTGGCCCGGTGGCTCCTGTTTCTCCTTTTTGTCCCTGTGAACCTGTTTCACCTTTTGGACCCTGTGGGCCTTGAATCTTTCCCACATTATTCCATGTACTTCCATCCCAGACATACAGATTCCCGTCAATAATATATCCGTCACCTGGTTCCGCATCTTCCGGTAGTTCTCCTGTTGTTTCATACGATCCTTTAATATTGACCGATTTCCCATCTTCTCCTTTTGGTCCTTGCGGACCAGTTTCACCTTTCGGCCCCTGTGGCCCGGTGGCTCCTGTTTCTCCTTTCGGTCCCTGCAGGCCGGTTTCGCCTTTTGGGCCCTGAGGGCCAATCACACTACCCAAATCTAATTCCTGTGCCATATTTCCCTATCCTTTCTATGAAATTGTATATATCAATTTACCATCTCTTATTGACAATGGCGGCGCCGGTTCATTATCATTATGTGTCATTATCAGATGCCCCTCTTCATTCACATACATTCCAAACATTCCCGGATTCAGTTGTGTCACAGATGCCACTCCGTCTTCCCCTTTTGGACCCTGCGGTCCTGGCGGACCTGTCTCTCCCTGAGGCCCTGGCGGACCTTGTGGACCTGTCAACTCTCCTGATTCTATTTTCCCTTGTATCTCTCTTGTGATGTCCTCTGCCTTCTTTGATGCATTATTCGTTCTCGTAATCGCATCAGTAGCTTGTCCTATCAACCCCAACAAGACAGATTCTTCTTCCGGATCGGGTTCTGGCAATTCTCCTTCCAGCCCTTCCAATACTTTACATTGGCGATTCACAGTCGTGTTCCATTCATTTTTCAGTGTTCCATCATCGACCGTTTTTTTAGCACATAGAATAAACTTCACATTGCCTTTGTATTTTGTTACTTTCCTCGACAGAAGCCACGAAAACAGGATATTTCCCTCTGATAGTTCTACATCATCAATGCAATACACCCCAAATTCTCCATTGGCGTTTTCATAATTGATAAACAGAATCAGTTCGGATAAATCGATATGATCCCCCACCATCTTGGGACACTGAAATAAAACTCTTTCTACTTTTTCATCCGATTCTACGCCCAATAACTGGATAGCATCAGGAACAATAATCTCTCTTGTCTCCGGATCGATTCTGCATCGTTCTGTCTCCTGAATCTCCTCTTCTTCCAGATTCATCTCCGCAAAAACTTCTTCTAATCCAGTCATTACCTCACCCCTTCCTGGTGTATAGTTACGGAATTTGTCGTGATCCGGTATCCTTCCCTTTTCCCATACAGTCGCACCTCAAATGACGTAAATGTCAGCGCTTCCTTCGGTATCTGACACCGTCCATTTATCACAGGAGCATAATATTCTTTTCCCAGTTTGGTAAATCCGGCTACTTTTTTGCATCCCTTCCATTCATTACTACAAAAAAATTCCGCATTGAGATATCCTTCTGTCTCCGCTACAATTCCACTAAAATCGCATTGCTGGTCCTTCATAAGGTTCTGGCCTTTCACATGAAATTTCAAGATACGCATCACGAACCGCCTCCCAACGCATCAATATCTGAATTTTCAATTTGTTCTACACCTTCCACCTCCCCAGGCTCCCCTTTTGGACCCTGAGGGCCTTGCGGACCGGTCGGTCCTTGTATGCCTTGTTTCCCCTGCGGACCCTGCGGGCCTGTCGCTCCCCGTTTCCCTGATAGGTCAACCAGAAACTCATACCCCTGGCTCCGTTTCTTATATACTGCCGCATTTTCATCGTCTTCTACATTTCCCGTGTTGACAATCACCAATGACCCTTCTGTCAGTCCGTCTGAAGAAAATCCCTCATTCATATCCTCTATGGAACCATATTCTTTTAGTATATTCATGCTATACATAGTTTCTGTTTCTCCATCATCCAAATCATCAATTTCCGATTCGGAGATCTCGACTGGATCAATATGTTCCAACCTTCCCAGCGCATCGATCAACGCCTCGTAATCATCAGAACTCGTTATATTGGACATTGCTACCAAGTTCTTGCTTACTTGAATATGAAACTCAAAAGAGGTTACAACTCTGCTTTTATCCATCAAATGAAGCTGCGCTTTTACTGTCCCACTCTCTGCCAGCATCTGTTCCGTTAATCCAAAAAGTACACAATAATCATTGAATACGGTGCCTTCCGTATATGTTTCTTTCCCAGACGGTTTTTTACAGTAAACACGAGCTTTATAAATCATTCCCTCTGTCCCTGACAGAAGCACCTTAACCAAACGCCCGGTATCATGCTGTGTCGCAAAGATCACATTTGTAATCCCTTGGGCTCTTAAATCCAAACTTAAAACTTTTGTTGATTCCATCGTTCCTCCTCCCTTTTATGCAGGAATCCACCGTACAAACGCTACATTCTCAGGTTCTGGAGGTGTCACACTTCCTCCGCCTGGATATCTCAGACAGTATCCCCACGGATAGTTATAATATCTTGTAACCCAGATCTCTTGTCCTGTCTGGTCTCCTGTCTGTCCTCCAACCGTTCCCCCAAACTCATTGATGCTTGCCTGTACGACTTGTCCGTCTCCGATGCTCATGGTCGTGTGCCCTTTTTGCCTGGTAATTAAAACGTCTCCGCGAATGATTCCAGAGCCTGACCGGAAGTTCACCTGACTTGTCACATCTTGGAAACCCGCCGCCATAAAATAGCTTCTCATATTTACGGTATTAACTGCCGTTCCTCCGCCGATAGACAGACCCGCTTTTCGGTACGCCGTTGTCAGAAACGAGGAGCAGTCATAATCCGGTCCCCATCGATTCCCTTGGTCATATCCGTGCGAGCTGTCATTTGCTGTATCAATGGCCCATTGTACCGCTTCCTCCACAATATTTTTCAGGATGCCATCAATTCTTGTATCCCATTCCCGCGCATAGCGAAGCCGGTTCTCCATCATTGGAGTCCCGGCTCTTTCATAGTTTGCCTCCCACGCATAGGTAAGCCATTCGATATCCCTTGATGATTTTATGAAATCATTAAAGGAAATATTGTAAGCGCTTGTCGCATAGTACTGGATCCCTGTTCTTCTTTCATAATCAGTAACCGCAAGCTGGCAGTCGATGGTCAAATAATCCGCCCTCCCGATCGCCCGCGCTCTAGTCTGTAGATTCGTTCCCGGTGTCCACTGATTCAATCCTACGCCAGAATTCCAGTTTCCTTGTCCGCTCTGAAAGGAGGCCGGATTGAGGTTGGACTCCTGCTGGGCATTTGCCAGGTACGAAACAATCGGATTTCTAGCCCATCCGTATTGTTTATTTAGCTTTTTTGCTATCTCTGTTCCATTCTCAATGTATCCCATCAGACAGTTCCCCCTTCGGCAGTCTTCCCTCCTACAAAGATTCCATCTACGAAGTCCATATAGGAGCCATCAGAGAACTCCGCCCTCCCGGTTTTTGTTGTCTTCTCATCAACTCCAACAGTACCAATATGAATATTGTCTGTCTGTACCACATCCGCCTCTATCCGACCCGACCGGAAATGGGTCTCTCCTGTTTGTCCATCAGGCCCTACTATCGCTCTCCAGTACGAATCACTTGTTGTCTCTCCATGTTTCATATAAAGGAATCCATTAGTCGTCACCTCAAATGGCCCAATAATCATTGACTGTGCATTTATAATTCCTTCATCCAGATCAAAATAATTATTTCCCAGCTTGTCCGACAACTTTCCGGCAACGATCAGATCCGCTATGATTCCCGCTGCTGTAACGGCTGTCTTCCAGTCCCACGTCCCATCCGGCAGCTTCTCTTTCGCCACCCGAAGGCCTTGTGTTCCCGCTTCCATCGCCCCATATAACGCTGATAGTTCATCCAGCACTTCGATCAAAAACGCCGCCGAATTTGTCTTTTTTGCGGCCGTTGATTGTGCGTACAGGTTTGCTTTCATGGCATCAATCGTCCCCTGAACCTGCTCCGCAACCAGGGAGCCATCTTCCCGGATTGTTTTCTCCACTCTCTGTGCTACCGATGACATCTCTTTTAAGTAGTTGTAACGGAACTCCCCCAGCTCCACTTTGGAATTCTTTTTTCTGACGTTATCGTAAGTGATCGAAATCGCCCTCGCTGTAGTCGTGATTCCCAATTTCTTATTTTTGCATTGTACCGTATCTCCAAGCCCGATCGCTTCCAGGCCTTTTACATTTCGGTATTGTTCTGTATTCTCGATTGCGTACATATCACAAGAATAACTGCATTTCGGTTTGTCCACACCTTCCTGAAATTGTTCCTGGCATCGTCTTACAAGTTCTCTCCTCAGCTCCTCTAAAGAATCAAAGCTTTCCTCTCCTTCTTTGGCATCTGTCGCCAGCTTTACGTCTTTAAACTCTACCGTTTTCGTATAGATCACCGGGTAATTGCCAATCAATGGACTATCCACCCACGGGGTTTCCCCGTCAAGCATGTAATCGTTATACGCCACCGGAACGATCCTTGTTATGACATCCGACATATCAATCTCTTCTTCGATCTCTTTGCAATTATATCCGAATTCCGCCCTTGCCCCATTATCTTCGCCGATCTGCTCATTGATTATCATTTCATAATTGTCATAGAACACCTCCCCTCCGAACTTCTTCAAAAAGGAATGATCGCCATCACCTTGTACAGCCTCAATCAGGTTTGTCCTTATACATTCTACATATGCTGTTTTTATAATATCAGAGGATGCCCGGTACTTTTCCTGCCCTCTTGTCATATAGTTCAATACCTGCTGCCCGGTTCCCGATATTTCCAGCCTGTTCAGATATAGTTCCTTGGCCGCGTCATATAGAATCGGTCTCGCATACGCTGTGACGCGTATCCTGTTTTTTTTCTTTTTGTAAATCCGAAAAAGCTGCTTTTTTGAGTGAAACAAAGGAGCCGCAATCACGGCCCCTTCCTGTATCAATGTCCATCTCCCATCCGGGTCTATTGGATGTGATAATTCCATTTCCCAACTTCCGTTGAGTTCGCACTCTGTTTCACAGCTTTCAGGCAACAATGTCATATCCCCGTTGTGCAGGAAATCCTCGTTTCCCGCCTCATAAATTTCAATCATTATAACCGCCTCCAGTTTGGTATGACCTGGACCTGGAAAGCACCATGATATCCGACTTCATTTTCTCCAGGAAGCAAGAACAGATCTTCAAAGTCCCCTTTCGCGGCCTTATTCATTACAGTCCCATCCGACCTATAAACCAGCTTTCGCTCGGTGTCAATGTATGCTTCTCCGGTAAGTTCTACTGAAAATGAATTCCCATTCACAGAAAGCTCACACACTCCTCTCCCGGAAATATGATATGTTGGATAGGCCAGCAGATAGGGATTATACCTCACTGCTTTACAACTATATTCCGCGAGTCCATCCTGCAAATAGGATAATCCATCCTTTGATATAAATACCGCCTTGAACGATCCTATCCGCTTGCTGCTTCTCTCATTCGTGTCAATTTCTACTTTGGAAATTCTGAAAAAATAATTTCGGTCATCACCCAGAATCAAATCCGTATTCCTTTCAGAAAGCCATCCCTGGATCAGCCTCCACCGTTCCATCCAAGCATCTTCTGGCCCAATATAATTCATCGAAATTTTAATTTCAGATTCTTCATAGTCCTCTTCCTCCAGGTAGAGCATCCCGTCTCTTCCCGCAATCTCAATACTCTTCATCTTCTTTTTCGCCGCTGGAATATCTGGTCTGTTTGATATGCAGACCCCAAACTCAGAGGCCCGCCGTCCACCATAACAGATATCATACATTGCCTTTACTCTCCTTTCGCCGCTCGATATGCCCGATGCTTCTGCCCCATTTTATCCAGGATCATGTCCGTCATCACAGACACTAATTTCGTATCTCCAAGATAAATATTGTTCTCCGCCACAATCTGGAGATCTTTTATTACTTCGGACAATATCTGTGCCATGATGCCATTGTTTCTGGAGTTTTCCTCTCTGATATAAGATTTCAATAAGTCAATCGGAAGAACGGCTTCTTTTCCTGCTTCCCCGCCTCCCATTAGCGTACTACCATTTGCACCAAATATGGTCGGGCGGTTCAAAATCCCACCTTTCGCATACCATGTGATCGGCATGGATGGTGTACGCAATGACAACGGGTTCACAGAACGGCTTTTTTTGCTGCTTTTCTTTTTGCTCTTCCCACTGGATTTTTTATCTCCAAAAGAAAATAAGTCCTCAAAAAATCCTACTACTTTTTCGACTTTATCCTTAATCCAGTCTAAAATAGGGTCTACCAAATCCCGGAACCACTTGCATTTATTATACAAAGTCACAAGACCGCCCACTAACACACTGATCAGCGTTATCGCTCTGGAAATAGGATTTGCGTTTATTACACCCCAAACCGCTTTGATCGCAGGACTTAGCCTTCCGAATCCCTTCATCAAGCTTCCTACCCCTTTTGTCATTAATCCAATTCCCGTCAGCGCGGGTGCGATCGCCGCAGTCAAGAGGACTATCACTCCGATGATCCTCTGTGTGCTTGGTGGAAGTGCATTGAATTTTTCTAAAAGCCCTGCCGCAATCTGAGTAATCTGCGTAATAATCGGAGCCACTGTTTCCGCAAGCTGTGCGGTTGCTGCCTGAAAGTCTGCCGTTGCCTTATTTCCCTCTACCAGATTTTTGTTATTTTCCTGCCATTTCTGCCCTGCCTGCATCAGTCCCTGGTTTGCCAGTTCCTGCATGATAAGGTTTGTCCTCTCAGATTCCGTGCGGCAATTAGCCAGTTTTTCATTAAACGCATCTTCCGAGGTCCCCGCCCAGTTCAGGACATCCGCAAACGTTCCTGTTACTTCTGCTCTTCTTGCTGTTTCATTGATGGATTCTGCCAGCCCATCAATTGGAATACTATCTCCGTACTTCGCCCATGCCCCAATCGTCCCGTTTACCAGTTGGGTAAGTTGCTGTTGGGAAAGCCCCAGTGCCTGCAAATTTGCCGTTGTAGTCGCTGCTGTCTGGTCATCCCCAAGAACACCGAACAATGTCTGATAAATCCGCTTGGTTTCCTCTGCGCTGTATCCTGACAGTTCACTTGACACTTCCAGCGATCCCATGATTTTTCGGTATTCCTCAGTGGCAGGTACTGTGGCCGCTACCGCCCCGATGATCCCCGCCGCCGCTGCGGAAATTCCGCTCATCTTTTCGCCTGCACTTTTCGCCTTATTCCCAACATTATCCAACTTTTTGGCATAATCATTCATTCTGGCGCTTCCGCTTTTTAACTTGTCTTCGACTTCATCCAGCCCTTTTTTGTAATTATTCAGCGATTTCTTTGCCTGATTCAGTTGATTTCTCTTATTTTGGATTGCTCGTTCGTCCCGGTTCTCTGCCGCCTCCAGTTCATCCAGTTGTCGGGACAGTAAAGTCACTTTATCGGAATAATCTTTTGTCTGCTCTGACAAATATTTCTGTGTTTCTTTCAGTTTCTCCGCCGTCTTTGTGCTGTCATCCCATGTTGACTTCACCAGTTCAAACGCACTCCTGTTTTCCTGTATGGATGCTGTGATTTCCTTCAGGCTTTTATTGAAATCCACAGACCCGTCCGCCTTAAAGACAAGACCTACTCTTTGTAGCTTATCCGCCATATAGTGCCTCTACCTCCCTTCTTCTATCTTTCTGGAACACTTCATAACATTCGTTAAAAAAGATCGGGTCTGAATTCCAAAATTCTTCTTCACTCATTCCCATCTTTCTCGCCGCCACCATATATTCCGGCCAGTTTATTTCCCCGGCATCACACTCGACTGTGCCTGTTTTTTTTTAACATACCGGTCATATTCTTCCTGGAATACTTGCAGTACCTTTTCTAATTGTTCCGTATCTGGAGGGACAAGGGAAAGCGCTTCGTCAAATCCTACTGTTTTCCCATTGCTTCTTAAGATTGCGTAAATCACATAGGCCGCCAGCTCAAAGCTTTCTTCTTCCGTCAGTTTCTTTTTGTTTTTCTCTGCTTTCTTCTGGATACGATAAAATCCTTTCTGTTTTTGCAGGTAATAGATCGTCCCAAAATTTACCCTGACAGAAAGCCTCGTGCCGTCTGTCAAATCAATAAAATTTTCCTTCATGCCTCTCTCCTTTATGAACCGGAAACCGCTGACGTCAAATCCTCTTTTGTCAGTATTGGTTTTTCAAAAAACTTTTCTTCCGTCAATCCTGCCGGAAATGCGGATGAGGAAGAATCGACCATCGCTTTGATATCTTCATTATCATTAAAGGCATATGCCTTAATGGTAATCGTGTCTGTCTGTTCAGAAAAGCTCTCTTCCCTCGTTTTCGTTTCGTCTGTATTTTCCGCGAGCCTGCATTTTGGATACCACTCCAGACGTATCTTCCCTTTTTTCAGTTTTACAACCTTTCCATATGCAAAAAATGGACGAATTCCTTTCCCTCCCGAAAGAATCAGACCACCTTCATCCACTGTATCTCCCCGCATTTTAGCCAGTGTTTCTGCCGGGAACGCAATCACTTCTACTTCAATATCCGTTGAAGAGACGCTGGAATCTGTATCGTATACGATGCCACTTGCATATACATCTGTGTTTTCCGCGTTTTCTGTTACAGTTACACTTTTTACCACTTCGGTGCACTCCACCTCTTCACTATATTCCCCTGAATATTCTCCGTCTTCCGACTGATCGAAGCAGATATACTGCGCCCCGACTGTCTCTTTAATTGGCGGTTTCTTTGTCGTAATTGCCATTCTTTTTTCTCCTTTACTTCCATAATTCCTTGTCAATCGCTTGATAATACTTCTGTTTATTTTTCTGGAATGTCGGCATCACATGCGGAACCGCATCTGCCCTCACTGTTCCATTTTCTACCATTGGGCCATAATATTTCCCCCATCCGACTTCTATTTCACCTTTCGTTCTCCTTGTCGTTACGGTATCTAAAAGATGTGTGTATCCGGACCCGGTCATCTTAGAACGTGGTTTTGGGAGTTTCCTTACATCATCGGCCAGCATCTTAGCTCCTGTTTCTATAGCTGACAACGCCTTTTCATCTGTTACCTGATACCGCTGCATAAGGTCTTCCATGAAGTCCAATCCGCCCGTGTAAAATTTCATGTCAGACATCTTCTATCACATCCACGGAAAAGTAGGTGTGCCATGTTTTTGAGAATACAGGATCTTTTTCCACATATTCGTGCTGAAATTTAGGGTGAATCCCCTGTTCTCGCAACTTCTTCCGTAACTCTTTATATTTGTCATGCTGAGGTGTGCGGGCAAAGAACGAGATCTGGTATGTAACAACATTCTGGTATTCATTTCCGGAGGCCATTTCGTCTTCTTCCAGATACGGCCAAAATACAATCCTTGGATATTCGTTCGTGTTCTTATCGCTTGTAATTCCTTCATTTACCGGAACTCCCAAACTTTTCAGTAAACTGCTTAATTCCTGTTTTGTCATTGTATTTTCAGCTCCTTTTCTGGACGAATCAACGTAAGTTCCGTTTCCTGAAATCCGTCTTTATCCGTCACATGCGTGGCATTATAAACATGGTGCTGTTTCCCTTCAATCATACATACACACCTGCTATCAATACCCTTATACACTGGAATCCGAATCTTCATCGTCACCTCTTTCCCGCCCTGATCGAATTCATACTTTGTCCGATCAAACACTGATAATTCCCGATACCATATGTCCCCCACATTGGAATTCTCCAAATGCTCCTCTGGATAATCCTTGGATTCGTCCTGCCGGATGTAATAAAGCTGCATTGCTCCTGATGTATATTCAGGCATCTGCATGTGTCTTCACCTCACTTCCCATCTGCCAGCTTAAAATTAGAGCCTTATAATTATCTTCCCATTCATTCACTTTGTGATGGTAAGCGTAATACACATAGTTTTTTAACAACATACGGAAAGTATAGTCATCATCCAGACTTTGTCCTGGATTCAAAAAATCCAATCTTGCTTTTCCCTCTTCCAGGTATCTCATTAATCCTGTATCCTGAAAATACGGCGGGATCTGATAATCCTGCCGTATTTCTGTAATCAGTTTTTCCAGCTCCAACGTCATCCCCTCCTGCTACTTATTCCAAAACAGCTTTTTCAAAATTGAAAGTAATCACTTCCGATTCATCCACTTCGATCTTCCATGTATCTTCTTTGGATACTCTCAAAATGATTTCTGGATCAAACGTCATGTTTTCTTTTCCTTCTGCTGCCACTCCATTTTTCTTTAAACTCATTTTCTTTCCGGTCTTTGTAAGCTTGAACGGGAAATAATGCCCGCTTTGTTCTTCCTCTTCGGAGGAGAAGCCCGTGTATCCGGTAACAGCTTTCAGTGTTCCTTCAACGGTTCCATCTTCATATACACAAAGATCCTCTCCTACCAAATCAGAAGCTTTCTTACCTAATAAGTCCTGACCTGCCGGAAACAATGTCATAATGTCAGGACTGATTATTTTCCCTGTTCTGGAGTTGTCGCTGTCGTTACTGGAAGCTTATATTCTTCCAGCTTTGTGATATCAAATACAACCGCGCAATTATCATCTACCGCACGCCCGTTTGCATAACACTTTCCAATCACCAGATCCGCGTCGTCCATTGCTTTTGTCTGGTCATACTCCTTTACCTCGAAAGATGTTGCTCCCATCACATAGACATTCGGAATGGTAAAAATTCCCTTCCCCTGCGGGCAGTTCGCGTCCACATGCTTTACAATCGGCATGAAAGATGTATTTCGGTATCCTCCTGTTAATGCCTCGCCATAAAGCGCCGGATCTACATATTCTGCTTCATCTAACGGGTTACAGATCAGATGCAGCTCAGAAACGGTTCTCTTCCCATTATTTGTCAGCGTTTTTCTGACTTCCGCTAGGCCTTTCGGGGAAAACTTTTTCACTGTATTAATCACCGCTTTATCGTCAGCCGTCCCGTCTTCTTTGAATGTTTCAATCTGCTTCATAATCCCGATTGGTCCCGTCTTTCCATCCCCGGAAAGATATCCCGTCACAAATCCATCCTGCATGGCTTCTGCCAGAACTGCCGTAAAATACCGATCAACAAATGGAAGCGCCAGATCCCGGATTGCTTTAGGGATGACAATATACGCTGTCATCTTGTGCTGTTCAATATTCAAGCCGGTAATCGATGCGGATAGCTCGCCCTGAACCGCACCGGTCAGGTTCCCCCACACTGCCTTGCCGGAGTGTTCCGCTACGATCCATTTCTTTACATCTGCCGGTGCCATCTGTACCATGGACAGAATATCGCTGCTTTTTTTGATATCATCCAATGTACGGTCAATAATCGATGTTGGAAGGATATCGATCTGCTCTGCCGTAATCGCCTGTTTAATATCCTTGAATTTTTCATAAAAGGATGTTTCCTCTTTTGTCAGTACCCGAAGACCCAGCTTCTTTCTGTAGTCTTCGTCCGCCGCTGCCCTTGCGTTCTCCTCTACCAGTTCGCTGATCAGATGCTTATGCTGCTCTTCGGCAATCATCACTGCCGCCTGATAAATCGCTTCACTTTTGTCTTCCGCTTCATTCAGCATGGTTACGACTTTCTGCTGAAGTTCTTTGTCCAATGTGTCAATTTTCATTCTTTTATTCTCCTTTTCCTGAATTAAAAAAAGCACTGAATCCAGTGCTGTCCCCTTGTTCCTTACTATTTTCTTTGATTTGTTTCACAACTTTTTCAGCGACCTTTTGTGCGATCCTGTTTTCGATTTCAGAAGTATCCCGTATTTCCAATCTCGCTTCTGATCCATATAAAAGTCTCTGTTGGATCCATTTCATCGCGGACTGGCTGACGCCTTCCGGCTTTTCATCCATGATCCCCGTTGCAAATCCTTTCTCTTTGGCTTCTTTTGCTGTCAACCATGTTTCGTCATCCATGAGCTGCTTGACTTCTTCTTCGGTAATCGTACATCTACTCATGTACGCATTGACAGACGCCTGGGTAATCTTATCCAAATCATCTGCTTGTTTTCTGAAATCATTCGCGTTTCCCACTCCATATGTCCACGCATTATGAATCATAAGAAGGGAAGCGTCATTCATCACTCGTTCTTCCCCTGCCATAAATATAACAGATGCTGCGGAACACGCAAATCCGTCACAATAGGTCCGCACTTTTGCGTTACTGTTTTTCAGGACATTATAAATCGCCAGACCTTCTGCCACATCTCCCCCATAAGAATTGATGTGGACATTCACTGTCTCAACCTCTAATTCTTGAAGTTCTTTGACAATTCCATAAGCATCTTTGTCTTTTTCATTCCACGGCCAACTCGTAATCTCTCCGAAGATATAGAGATCCGCTTCTTTCCCGGCTGTTTCCAGGGAATAGTATTTCTGCATCTTGCCTTATTTCTCCTTTCCCATGCTTTATTTACTGTTTCACCCACAGTTGGGAGACCACCGGATCACCTCCTTCCCTCTAAGTTTTTAATTGTCCGCATTTTCTTTTCCACTCTTCTCACCTCCCAGATCATTGGTATAATTCTTTGTAATTACTCTCTGCTGGCTAAACTCCGTATTCAAAGCTTCCCAACCTGCCATTTCCCGTACCTCATCAAAATTGAATCCGATGCTTCTCAACTTATCCAAATTGGCCGCGCTCTCAATAATATCGACATGTTTATACTTGCTCATATCAATCCAGATCATTTCGCCTTTCAGATAGTCTTCTTCTCCTACCAGTTTTGCGTTCAATGAATCATTCAGCAATTCTACGATCCATCCTACAGCATAGGTAATAAATTCATTGGTACTATCTGCTTTTTCTGTGATTTCTCCAAGAAAGACCGCTTTGGGAATATCAAAGGCAAAGGCACACTCTACCATGATTTCATTTGCCAGCTTTACGATATCCTCACTGGATACGTTTGTCTGTGCCTGAAGCTGGGACACTTTTAGTCCTGACGAATTTGTAAGCACTTCTATTTCATCTGATTCTAACAACTTTTTAATGTCAGATTTATATTGGTCGATTGTAACAACTTTTGGTTTTCCTTCTTTGTCTTTTGTATGAATCACCGGCATCGATCCCTCTACATCCAACGTATATCTTGGAATACTTGAGGTCTTCTTGGCCGCGCACATTGCACTGATCGTGCTATTATAAATATTTAACACTTTTTCAAGAAACCCTATAATTTTTTTGTTTCTGCTCCTGAGATGGATAATCTCATTTGATGTAAACCCCCTTTGCAGTTTTATTGTATTATCATTGGATATAATCGTGACATTACTATAGGTCTCTGGGACCATAACAGAATTATTTACTGTAAATGAATCCGCAATGTATAGATGATTTCCTACATAGCAAATCACACACTCCTCATCAAGCAACAAACGCCGGATAGCTTCAATCCAGAAATCCGTGGCCGTTTCATTTGGATTTGGCCGAATATTCAGCAGCCAGTAAATATGATCCTTTTCTCTTTTCCCTTTTCTATTGACGATAAACTCGCTTTTCGCTATTGCATGTGCGATCATTCCTACCGCCTTTTCAATAGCCATTTTTGCTACTTCAAGCTTTTTAATGTTTACGGTAATGCTATCTGTATATGATACCAAATCTCCTTTTTTATTTTGAAATAAGAAATCAAACATATACCACTTTCTCCTTTATTAAATCCTTGGAATACATCGATACCAGAAACGCCATAAACCCATCATTTTTTCTTAGCTTCGGTTCTATTTTCCCATACTGCTTGTTTCCATACCGATCTGTCAACACCTCTGTATTATTGGTATACCACCGCATAATGGCAGACGCTCCATAATTAATCCTCCCTTCCGCAAACAGCTTTTCTATCTCCGGTGCTATAATCCCACACACGGATCCTATCTTCCTTATGAGCCGCATCTGCCCATACGGGTCTTTTTTTGTTTCTTCGCGAATTCCATAAGACTCAAATAACATCTTAAACAATCGGTATCTGTATGTATCCATTGTAATTTTAAGTACATAATATTCATTCATTCGATCCATACACCACCGCACTATATTTTCTGGAGGAATTACCTGTCCTGGTGTGATCTCATAATCCGAAAATTCCGGCTGTCCCATATTTTGAAATATTGGAAATTTAATGGATTTTAAAAACGGGGACTCCTCACATATCCATGTGTGTTGTCTCCAGATATATTCTCCATCTTTCTCCGTCAAAACTCCTGCTGACGCAAAATCCCTAACGTCTGCGTAATCAATCCCAATGACCGCAAGCCTCCCTTGGGTATCCGGTGTCTCCCGTATCGTCTTCTTTTTGATATCCGAATAACAGCATCGCAAAATATTTTCCCAGGAAGCTACTGTTGCTTCATCATTCCTGTCAGGCCAGTTCATCCTCTTTGTCATAAACTCCGGCCTTTTGCTTGGCAGCTTTTTCATTTCCAGATAATCCTGAAGGATCTGGTGCTCCAAAATCGGCATATATTCCATTGAAGGATTTGGCTTATGCCATGCTAACCTATCATCCGCTTCCTCAATACCGTCAATCTTGCAGATAAAGGGGAAATATCCTAACTGGTTTTCTCCGGTTTCCAGTATTTCCTCCATCAGATCCAACAATTCATCCATTGGCCCCTCTCGTACATACCCATTTGTAGTCAAGATAAATTCCCTTGGATGCTTTACCTTTCCAAGCGCGGATTCAAATACATTGATCTGGTCATAATTTTCATAAGCATGAATTTCATTTAAAACCAGACACCCTGGACGTTTCCCATCTTTTGTCGCCGCATTTGATGTGTTATACCTCATTTCTGATCCAGTTGCTGTGTTTGTAATTAATTCTTTCGTAACTTTGAACTTTCCTTTCATGGCTGGAATATTCATCGCATCATACGCTACTTTAAAGGTATCTTTTACCTGCTGTTCCGAATTTGCCACAATCTCTACATGATAATTCTTCACCCCATATAATGGTGTCTGGAAAAAATTGACCAGTGGCACTATAAATCCATCTTTCCCATTCCCTCTTCCCATCATAATAAAAAACTTTCGAAATACCGGCATGTCGTCCACATACATAAAGGCAAAGGCATAGATGAATTTCTGATATGGAAAGATCTTATAGTAGTGTTTTTCGCAATATTTTAAACAGTTTTGATATGTTTTTTCGTCAAAAAAAACATCATTTCTCCGTAATGTCGGCAAAACGATGTTCTTGATCAGAAGCGATCTCTCCCGATTTATTTTTTTAGGGTTATCCTCTACATACCTAAGATATTCTGCAATTTCTTTGCAATTAATCATTACAGATAATCATCCTCTGCTGATGAATTTGAAAGAGGCTCTTTTAAATTCAGATCATTTAATATTTTCAGCATGGCAGTTGTGATCTTTGGCAGATTTGTCACGGATTCATTGGGTTTTTCGACCTTGATACCATTTCCATTAACCGTGTCGTACCGGATTCCTTTTTTCCGGATATCTGTAATCAACTTCTTTTTTAGACTCCAGTAATCCATGTAATCACTAACTAGATCCAGATAAAAATCGGATGTTTTATTCTGTAATCTTAACTGTTCTAAAAGCGATTCTTTAATCTCTGTTTTTGTCACACTACCACCTCTTTTCTCACATTATAGCGTACCCCTTTCACGCGCGCGCGAAAATTTCTCCAGAGTCATGGCCACATCCCCGTTCTCCACTAAAAAATTTTTCATTGAGAATTCACCCGGGGGGATTTCTTTTTTATTCCGAAATTTTTCTACCATTTTTCTTCTGTGACTGGTTCTTTCTTTTTCACAAATCTTTTTGGTTGTCTCCCATGCCTTATGTTGTGACACTGTGTACATAAGCTAATCAGATTCTCTTCATCAAATGCAAGCTCCGGATTTTCTTTTAGTTCCTTGATATGATGGACCTGTGTCGCCCTCCGGATCTTTGCATCTTCCCCGAATAATCTTTCTTCTTTTTCTGCTGCCGTCCGCAACCTTTGAATACAATCCTGACACTCATGCCGATCCCTAATTAAAATCCTATCCCTAACCTGCTGCCATCGCGCCGAATTATAGACCTGCTTTACTTCCTGATCTGTCATGTAAATCTCCTTAACTATTCTCATATTAATTTACTACATGTAAAAAGCATCCGGTTTCCCGGATGCTCTCTTCTTATTCCTTATTCGATTGGTCTATAAACTCCTTCATCATCTTAGTGATCTGCGTCCCCATCGCAATTCCTTTGCTTTTGCACACAGCCCGAAACTCTTCTGCCACTTTTTCATTTACTTTGTAGGTCTTTGGGACAAGCCCCGCCTTTGCATCCCACTTATCCTGTGGCCTAACCTTTTTCTCTTCCATCTCTCACCTCGTATACAATATTCAAAATATTAGATATCACGCTTATGATCAGTGCAGTTCCAATGATCCAGTCAAGCCCTTTTGTCACAGCGTAGTATCCAAGCAGGAAGAGAGATAATAAATTTGATACAATTATACTTTTTCTCATAGATTTATTTGCTGAGATGACTTATAATATAGGCGATGGGTGGCAAGCCCACCGCCTAGCACCTATTTGAAAAACGTCTCATAGATTAAGCAAATCGCAGTTACCAGACCGTTTATTATGCTGACTATGAGTGCCGCTTTTTCAAGTCGGTGCTTTTTCTTACGTTTCCTAGCCATCTCCATTCTCCTTTCCTCATTTCTTGATTCTATTATACTATATACGTATACGTATGTCAAGAGTTTTAATGTTTGTTTTCGATAAAATTGGTTCTATTCATTCACTACCTCTTTTTGTAATACCCACGCTATTTTAATAATTCTTAATAATTAGTTCTTTATATCGACGTGGGTTAGTTTTCGATACAAGATTGTCCTGCCTGTCTACTTCAATCAGAGTATACCCTATATACAGTTTCCGAATTTCTGGACAATCATTATAAGATAAAATAAATTTCCCTTGAATCTGAGAGATTGAATCTCTCAGTCTTACATGATCTTCCAGTTGAAACCTGTCTGTATAATATTTCTCTGCATGGTAATATGGCGGATCACAATAAAATAATGCTGATTTGCGGTCATATGTTTTTATAAGCCGCTCAAAATCAGCATTTTCAACAATTACTTTATTAAGTCTATTTGACACTTCCCGCAGATAAGCAATCATTTTCTGCAGGTCTCTTGGACGCACACCAAACGATTCCAAGTCAGAGCCAAAACTTAATTTAATTCTACAATAGAACCGTGCTGCCCTCTGAATGTCTGTCATTCCTTGGATATTATTCTGTGCAACACAATCAAAAAACTGTTCCCTGGACACTAAAATCCAGTCTAATTCTTTTTGTAATGCATCTGGATGGTATTTAACACATCTGAATAGATTCACAAGGTCTCCGTTCAAATCATTATATACCTCCATGTCTGCATGTTTTTCTTTTCCAAACAGTACCCATCCGGCTCCGCCGAATACTTCAATATAACGGTCAAAATCCTCTGGAAACTGTTCCATTATTTTCTTTCTCAGTAGTTTTTTGCCACCGATCCAGCTTATAAAGCTGTTCATGTTATCAACCCTCTTTCTGTAATACTACGTGGGTATTATTTCAAGAGGTAAAGCGGAGCACCCGGAGTCGAACCGGGACACAGGTAGCGACCCTGCACATCTTCCGTTGATGATATGCCCGCGTGAGAAAAGCGCCCTGCTCTCCCCGGTAAGGCGCTCCCCTTTTGCTTCTTTTCGATGATACCATATTATCACAGATCTTACTGAACTTCTATGAACTCTTTTGGTAATTCAAAATGTACAAGTGCTCTTCCATGAAGTTTATATATCCATCTTTCTGAAAAACTCATTTTTTCCGCAATCTCCCACCAGTCGAGTCCGGTTATATAGCGATAGAAAAGTATGTCCTTCTCATTCTCGGATCTCAGCTTCTTGATCTGCCTTACAATCTGCTGGTATGTTTTGATCCTGAGATACCGCTCGTACTGCAACTTCCGAATCATTTCGTCCAGATCTGCTGCATATCCTGATAAGTCCCCCTGCCCTCCGCTGCCATGCGGCATCCCATCATTAAACATCATCCCTGGATACATTTTCATAGATCTAAGTTCCGCAATCTCCGCATTGATTCTATGAATTCTTCTGACATGCTGACGGTAGCTCCGTAGATATTCCTTTTTCTTGTCATTTTCACTCATGGTTTTCTGTTCTCCGTCCATCGGCATCACCTCCAATCCCGAACTTCTTCGCTATGTACTGTGCGACATCAACCGACTTATACGGCTGACGCTTGAAATTCTTCCTGGCATCCTCCCGCACATCCGTCTCCAGGCAGTCATAGTGATTCGCTGTATCAATCTTCTTTTCGTGTTCCATCCTGGATCGTTTCAATTTCTTCTCCTTTCAAGCGGGATCGGATATCCGTCCGGTAACCCTCTAATAAGTTTTTCAAGTGTCTCCAAACTAATTTTTTGTATTGATACATAAGCTGTATTTTGACATGTATCAAGTTCTCTTCTCTGTGCGTTAATTCCGTCGATTATCTCTTTCCTTAAGTTAGGTGTAAGAGGTTTAATAACTGTCATTTCATTCTCCTTTCTCCGATCGGTATGGATCTGGAAGATATCGCCAAGCTTTCACATCTATTCCCAAATCTGTTATGTAGTTATATGGTTTCCATACTCCTCCGCACTGACTTCCAATAGTTACCCATTTTATATTGTTGTACATGCTAATAATTACAATTTGTCCATCTTCCGGCAGCCGCTCCTCCACCGGAATCCAGCCGTCATTCATGTGCTTACGGATGATGTCTACCATCACATTGTAAAAATTGTCTGTCCCATCTTCATATCCCTGCGAATACCCGTTGAGGCTTTTTCCTTGCTCGTCCTTTGGTGGATACTTTGCGTATAAGTTTTCTTTCCTGTTCCCATCTTTAATTTTCTTCATCTCTTCCAGAATCTTCTCTAATTCCTGCATCTTTAACCTCCAATTGCTTACTTCATAAATTTGTCCAGAATTTTATCCATTAATTTATGCCATTCTTCCCATTCTTTTGTTCCTGGTATATTTTTGGGGCTTAGCCATTCATAAGGGTCTTTCTTTATACCGTTCCAGTACCAAGACGGAATTCCGCCTTTGACAGAAGATGTTTTCTCGTCTTTATAATTCATGCTTTTAACTAGATCCGCCCCTATCCCACCTTTAAGCAAGGATTTCGTATCCTGTTGATAAAGGAACAAAAGCGAAGATTGAACTAAGCAAGCCATTTTCAGTTCTTCATATGTAGGATCATTTCCATCTTTTAAATCTGCTACTATTTCACACGTTGTTCTCATTCAATTTTTCCTCCCAAGCTTCCATCTCTTCTCTAATTCCTGCATGTCAGTTCATCCAACCTCCTTCTCACTTCTTCCGGTCCGCAATAAAAGATTAGTTCATCCAGTATAGTGTCAAGAAAATATACTGGCGTTTCTTTCTCCGGATCCTCCCACTCGTCTGCGGAACAGTCAAATACTATTGCGAATTTGTACCCCTGCCCGCCGTATCTCCTGTATAATTCTTCATGTATTTTCTGTGGGTTTGCATCCTTTCCCTTTATCCATATGGGATAGTTTCCAAATCTGTCAGTCTTTTCATCTTCGAATATCTGCATGTCAGTCCTCCTTCTCAAAGAATGTCCTATAGTCAAACCACTTATCTTTTATGATATTACCGATAATTTCAACCGTACTTCCCAAGCCTTTATGAGCAATCCGTATGTATTTCCCTTTTAGCTTCAAAAGTTCACTTTCGCCTACCACATCCATAATTCTCATAATCGCTTCGCAGCCTTTTGAGTATCCTTTAAAAAAATCATCAGCCGCTCCGACGTATCCTTTACCCAGAACATAGCCACCATACACGCATCCACATCCGTCCCATTCCAACGCCAAATCTAAGCACAAACAGCCATGATTTTCCATATTAAGCGACACATTAGTAATCTTTGCGTTTTCAATCCTATACCCTTCATCTATAAGTTGCCATTGATTCCATTTTTTCATCGTTTATTCCTCCCATCCGCGATCTTGCCCTTTTCTATCTTCTGTCCGCAATATTTGCAATATTTATCGGATCTATCTATATTCTCATTACAAGTTGGACATCGGTATTCATCTATTACGCACGGTTCTTCATCCCAACCATTTGGTTCACAGTGTTCGCAAAAGCTATACCCACACCGCTCACATACAGGTCCGTTATGGTAATCAAAATACATAGCAAATTCATCAATTTTACCTTCCGCTGTTCTTCTCCACTGATGTTCTGAAAACTCTTGATGAATATGAAGGATCTCCTTCGCCGTATCCCGCTCCTTCAGCTCCATGATCTGCTCCGGGGTAAGTCCGGTGTCCTCGTATTTCTTTAACGCCCAGTAAATAGTCATTGCTTCTTTCCGTACTTCTCGGGCGTCAATGATGGCTCTTCTTAATCCGCCGTCTATCTTCTTATCTGGTACTGTTAATCTCTCCATCTCTGATCTCCTTTCTTAAATTCTTTCTACACCTAAATCAAAAATACTCATCTGCGCCATTTCCTCTTTAAGCCTTCTTTTCGCTTTTTCATATATTTTTTCACTTTTTTCAAACCCTACATACTCAATTCCTGCTTCTCCGTAAGCGATGAGACTGCTTGCGCTTCCTACATGAGTGTCAAGCACCTTCCATCCCGGTCTTATGTATTCCCGTATAATCCAGCGATATAAGTCTATAGGTTTTTGCGTGGGATGAATCCTTACTTCATTCAGCGCCTTATTCCCACGCTGTATCCATCCCTGATCAATAGATTTCCCCTGCATCATCCCATTCCACATATAACGGAACAGTCTTACAGAATCATGTAAGCTGCAGGATGCAATCTCGCAGTCAGAAAAGGTACTTTTCCCGTTGCACTTGTCCCATACAATACGCCCCGGTCGAAAATACCATCTGAAATAGTTGCATCCGAAAACGATCTGATGTTTCGATACCCTTTCAAGCTCTTTAAAATATTCCGGCCCCGGAATTTCCCATCTTTCTGTTTTTTCGTATATCCTCTGGACTCCTATCGGGCTTATTTTTCTTCCGTAGAATCCCCGTCTCTCCGGCCCGCTGAAATATGGGGGATCGACAACAGCCAGATCAAAATACTTATCAGGAAATTCTTTCATTCCCTCCATACAGTCCATGTTGTAAAATCCAAAATCAAGCATCATTTTCACCTTTAATTCTCTTAATCTGTCTATCCAATTTCTGTTCAATGATTTTCGACAACTCTCCTTCCCCCACGCCAAGAAGATATTTTATCTGCCAGATCATAATCACCGTGTCTGCCATCTCTTCAATAATATGCTCATATTCTGATCCAGCCGAGTATTCAAGTGGATGATTCTTTCTCCATCCTTTGTTAATCGCCACTGTCAACTCCGCCATTTCCTCGATAAGCTGTCGACTCTGCGGTTCGTATCCGTAATGATCGGCTATGTGCTGTATTTTCTGTTCTGTTGTCATAATTCCACCTCAATTCCGTATTCTTCTTTGAGCAACCGGTAAAGTCTTTCACGCTCTCTACATAACCGCTATTGTAAGCCTCCAACTGCTTTTGAGATTCGTCTATGAATTTATCCAATTGCTCCGGCGTAAAATCAAACTTATCTGCAAGCACCATAAGCGATATAATCAGATTCGCTTTACCTGCCGCACTAATCAGCATGTTTTCTTTTCTCTGCTGTGTTAATTTTGCTAACGTCGGATTCATTCCTTTTCTCGGTATCATTTTTCACTTCGTCTCCTATCCTTGTGAACTCTGTCTAATGCATTTGTGATTCCAATGGCAAATTCACGGGCATACGGTGTTTTGTATTTTCTGTAAAATTCATCTGTCTTACCGATAACCTCTTGCCAATACTCATCCGTATCTTCCGGCTCCCATATCTCCTGTGCAAGCTTCCAGAAATCTTGAAACATCTGCCATTCTTCAGATCCTTTTACAATCTTCTTTCCTGCCATATTACTTAAACGGACAATCATCATCATTGACTCTTGCCCACTCCTGCGCCTCCTTTACAGATTCTTCGGATTCAACAAATTGCATCAAATCACCGTCAAACCTTAATATCTCTTTTCCTGGTCTTCCCTGTCGATTCTTTTCTACCTTGCATCCCTTTTTTGAATTATCATCTTGGGATACATTCCAGAGAAGCATAATTACACTCGCATCCTGCTCAATGTCTCCAGCCTCCCTAAGTTCTGCCATTGTCGGCTCTTTCGTCTCACGGGCCTCAGATACACGGTTAAGCTGTGACAGTGCAATGATCGGAATATTCAGCTCCATTGCCAGAGCCTTGATTGCCTTAGAAATGGATCCAACCTCCGCATACCGATTTCCCCGGTAAGACTTGTCCGCTTTTAAAAGTTGCAGATAATCGATTATGATAATGTCATATCCCATGTGTCTGCTTTCAGATCGGATCTCACTCATCGCCTTACTGCCTGTGGTAATCACGATACTGTCACGCTTCATAAGCTCCCCATTTGCCCTGTCAAACCGCTCTTTCTCGTCACCAAGGAATTTCTTCGCCCTCCGCAATCTCGTCAGCCCAATTCCACTCTGCGCCACAATAAAACGCTCATACACCTGTTTTTCCTGCATTTCCAGATTGTAAAATCCGATTCGTTTCCCACGTGCCGCCATGTTCGAGGTAATCTGCGTAACCAAAGCAGACTTCCCCACTCCGGGACGTGCTCCGATCACAATCATGTCTCCACCTTCCAGGCCTCCTAGAAGATCGTCCAGCTTAGAAAAGCCAATGTACATCCTCTCGCCTTCTCTGTCGCAAAAATATTTATCCCTGTTTTCCTTGACGATCTCCGGCAATGACTTTGATAAAACCTGCTCTCCTTCCTGCAACGCTTCTAAGTCCCGGATCAGATCTGCGATCTGAACATCAATATTCCCGGCGTTCGGAACCACTCTTTGTACCGTTTCCCTGAGTTTCCGTGTCTTATAATCCCTCAAAAGTACATTCGCATAGCTTTTGATCGTCGCACTCGTCAAAGTGTTAGAAACACATGCTTTTATAGTATCTTGGATGGCATATTCTGGGTAGGATCCACCAGCAAGTCTCTGTAGCAGGACCGCAATCGTTACTTCCCTGTGGTTATCGTATCCACGCAGAAATTCCAGATACATCCGACCCAGCAACTCCGAAGTAAACATTTCCGGCGAAATCATAGAATAAATTTCAGAGACACTGTTATTGTCCATCAACAAGGCGCCGATGATATTTTGCTCTTCCACATATCCCATCACGAATCCTCCCAATCCACATAGTCAAGAAGCTGCCGACCCATCAGAGTGTCAAAATTCTTCCAGTACTGGTAATCATCCTGTCCGGCTTCTTCCTGCTGTCTTACATACTTTTGCACCGCCTTGTAAATCTGCCGATTGGTCAGCTTGTACTTCTTTCCGCCGACATCTTTGCCTTTACCAACCCACAACTTGTAATTGGCAAACGCAATCGTTTTCCCTCGCTTTTTTGGATAAATGCCATAGATAATCTCAAAATTACTCAGAAGCTGCTCATCACAAGAAACCTGTTTTCCCTGATCTTCATTTGCCGGTTCGTCATCGTGCGGCTCCGCTGCACATATATTATTATTTGGTTTATTATATGGTTTATTATTTGGTATTGGTTCGCCCTTTTGGGAAATTCCATTTGCCTTTTCGGAACTTTCCATTTGCCCTTTTGGCACAATGCATTTGCCCTCTTGGAGCAGTTCATACCCAGCCTCAGTAATGGCATACCATTTCGTCCGATCATAAGTGGAATTATTGTAGTTTCCACAGACAATAACCCCTTCTTCTTCCATCTTTTCTAATGCGCCTCTGATCTGTTTATTGCTCATATAAGGGAACAGTTCTTCAAAAGCTTTCAGACTGTTGTAAGTCCAGTAGTATCCATCATGGAAATGCTTTTCATTTGCTCTGTTTTTCTCGATCCAGTAATACATATTTTGCAGGATGATCGCAGCATTGATCCCGTATTTTTCCGCTATGTTTATATCAAAGTTATGTATCATGCCGTTTCCTCCTAATAATTTTTTTCGTCTAACAGAGCATTAAATTTCTCCATTGCCTTTTGAGATACTTTATTGTATTCTTTTCCGTCTTGAAGCGTTACCGTCAAGTGCTTATCTATGATGTGGGATAATTCCCTTGCCAGTGTTTTCTTTCCCTGTGCAATACCGTCTCTGTATCCTTTTGCGGGCCGGTATGCATCAATCTGGGTCTTTCCCTGTCCTTGCCCGCCGGCGGTCTTATTCCGAAGCTGGTAACCATGCTTAGCATACATCTTGATATAATGCTGTTCTTTTTCATCCAGTTCACTTTCTGGACAATTCATGAATCCGATCTTCCACCCACACAGATTGTCATCTGTATACCACCCGTGTTTTTTGATGGATAAATCAATGTGCTGATATCCCACCAGATGTTGTGCAATCCTTGTCAGAATGTGTTTTGCCTGTCCTATATACGCATATTTGATCCCATCTTCATCAGTTCGTGTTAGAAAGTAAATTCCACTGTCATCATTAAGTGTTGAATTAATAGAAAGAACAAACTGCTTATTACGTTTCTCAACCATCTTTGCTCTTGCGATATTGTTGTAAGTCATTTTCAATCACCGCCTTTATACACCCGCTTATTTGAGATGTATTCTTCTTCACGCCTTTGAACTTCGATCAAGCCCTTGAGTCTTTTCAACGCTCCTTTGTTATTGTCGCTGTTTATAAATCCTGCAAGAATCTTGTATTCATCGCAAATATTTTTGTATCGTCTCCGTTCTTTTCGCTCGTTCTGGTATTTCGTAGCAAGGCGATTTCTCTCGTTCCGATCCTTTGCAAATTCAAACTTATGCGCCCAGTAAATGTGACGTTCCATCGAATCGTATTCCTCACATTTTTTCCTTGCGTTCTCATATACGGCTTTTGACTCTTCCAAGAAAACTACAAATTCCTGTGTTACGTCAGATGGTTTTCTGTATTGCCTATCCAAGTTTTTTTCACCTTCTTTCTGCCAGAACCTTTGATTTCGTTCACCAAATCGCCACTCTAATTAAATGGCAGTTCTTCATCAATTCCATCCGGAATGTTCATAAATCCATCGCCAGACTCCGGAGCTGGTCCGTATGGTGATGGTCCTGCCTGAGTATTGCTCTGCTGCTTACTCTTACTCTCCGCAAATTCCTGTTCTTCCACAACAACATCAGTTGTGTAAACCTTCACTCCATCTCTATTCGTATAGCTTCCAGTCTGGATCCGTCCGCAGACAGTTATTTTCGTACCCTGTCGTAAATACTTTTCCGCAAATTCTCCCAGTTTCCCGAAAGCAATACAGTTAATGAAATCAGCAGTCTGATCCCCATCTCTTTTGAATCTGCGATCTACAGCAAGCGTATATCTTGCAATCGCTGTCGCTTTTTCTCCTTGCGAATATCTAATTTCCGGGTCTCTCGTGAGTCGTCCCATTAAAATTACTTTGTTCATATTTTCTCCTGTCTGCCGCCCACCCACTAGGCAGGCGGCTCACGTTTTGCCTATTATGAAAGGATTGTAAAATTCGGATAATCCGCCAGCTCTACTTCTAAGTAGTCCTTGATGTTTCTCATTGCCACATTCTCCCAGGCGCCGCCATCCGCTTCAAAAAGAGCGCATTTCACACTATCATCTGATTTCATACGAAAAATAAATTCACTCATTGGCTGCTGAACCTCATGGAATGTACGATACGGACGTAATTTCACTGGATTCGGTACGAGAGCATCTCCCTTAGATGCAATTCCCGTTTTAATTGTCGCTTTCTGCGAAATGCCGTCATCGCTGTACTGTGACACCGTTCCATCTTCCACAGTTCCGGCAAACTTCAGGACTAATGCACGGTTACTCTCCGGATCGTCAAGAAATTTCGCCTGTAAGCCGATACAGAAGCGTTCATGCTCAATGAATCTTCCATATTCAAACTCCGGGACTCTAGCCATCACTTCAACCATGCTTTCTCTGATCCGCTTACCGTCAAGAGCTGAATAAAGTGATACTTTAGTCGGACTCTGCACATGCACAATCATCTTTTCATCCATCTTATCAACCTGTGCTTTGATATAATCCACAAGGCTTGTCAGAGTATTCATCTGAATTGCCCGTGCCTTCGGATTATAGATAATCGGTTCCAGATCTTTGTCTGAATAAGTAATTCCATCAATACTTCTTATATTTGGCTCATTCAGCCCCAATAAAAACTCAATCGCTTCTTTGATAACTCCTGACATAATTTTTTCCTCCTATTATCTTGCCATTCTAATGACATTGTTGTCTTTGATTTCTCCTGTTTCTGTGTCAACAGTTTTTCCGTCAATCACTGCTTCCCGCGGCTGCATATCTGCAAATGACATCTGACCTTTGATTCCCGGACCGTATTCCACAGCTTCCACTTCGCCTGTCTTGAGATTCTTTCCAAGAGAGAACTTTGTTTCTACCGGTTTAACCGGAGCAAGTTTTGTATCCACGGAAATCTCACAAGTAGAATCATCCCTGTCCTCATTCTGCGTGAACGCCATTTTGATGGTTACAACACGTTTATTCTTCCACGGCGTGTTTGGATCCTGCATATTAGCAAATACTTTCTGTAATGCTTGATTGGCCTTCTCTTGTAATGCTCCTCCTGCTACTTCCTGCAATTTCAATGTTTCCATAGTCACATTTCCTTTCTGTAAGTTTTTGATATATATAAATTTGACCGGTCAAAAAATATTTTTTATATGTTTCTTACCTCAGAACGGATACAGACCGAGCTCTGTCTGAAATCCTTTTTCTGCTACCCATACATTCACATCACAATCAACGAGATTTCTTATCTCCTGCCTGAATCTCTCTGGGTGGCTGTTTCCGCCACTTAAATGCAATAATCCTATACTTATAAGACTTGGGTTGTTAATCGTCTGTATGAGCCGTTTACACGTTTGCAATTCCATGTGTCCGTGAAGAACGTGTTCAAACTTTCCGTAGTCTTCAACTCTGCTCAAATAATCTTCGCTGTAGTTACACTCGATCATGGCATGAGTGATATTCATTTTTGAAAAATCATAAGGACAATATTCTGCATCGGTAATAAATAGCATAGTTCCTAATTCTTCGTGATTTATCAACCATCCATCACATTCTGTTTCACTGTGCGGAACCCTAAATGGAATCACCGTGAAGCCGCCGATTTTCTTCTTTTGCATCCTCGGCAATGGAACCGTTTTCTCTTCAGTAACAGCAAGAACGTCACTCGACACTTCATCGCTTGCATAAACCATAACTCCGGAATTTAGATAGTCCTTGATTCTGCCGGAATGATCTTGATGGATATGGGACAATAAGCATCCGACTACATTGCCTACTTGGAAATCTATTTCCCGCTTCATTTCAATTCCTTTTACTCCGCATTCCAGAAGCAGGATTTCTCCCGCCTCTGAAATCAGAGCATATCCGTTTTCGGAAGATCCAGAATTAATTACTTTCAGCTCCATATCATTCCTCCGGCATAATGAAACATTGCGTGTTATAAAGACATTTCCCGTCTTCCATTAATGGAATTTCTTCGTAATCTTTGTGAAGGTTTTTAAATATTTCCTGTGCCCGCTCATTGGTTTTGTATTCGCCCAGAAGGTAATATCTACCGCTCATATCATTGACAGGACGACAGCATACTCTGTTATCATCTACAAAAACAACGATCTGCTTATATGGAAAGTCCATCTTGTTCTGACTAATAATTCTCATCCTGCTTATCCTCCTTCGCAAATTCCGGAACTTCCGTTGCATCAACCTCTGCCACCACGTTTCCTTCAACCTCGAACGGCTGTGAGTTCTCATTCTCTCTGATTTCTTCCTGTGCATTTTTATATGTATCGTCCATCTGGAGCATAGAAGATCTTGCCATACTGTTAAGGTTCTTCGGAAACTTCTTGATGGCATTGTTGCGCATCTTGCGGACGAACATTGCTTCTGGGGTATCGAGCCACGCTGCGGAAATGAATGGTCTTGCTACTTCGCAGTTCAGCATGTCTTCCAAAGTCTCACACTTGCGGACCGCCTCCAGAACCTCTTCCTTCTTTTCTTTGATCTTCTGTTTTTCTTCTGGTGTGGCATCATATCTTGTCCGATCAACAGTTTTCCCATATCTATCCTTCTTCGTCCCCGTAACGATCCCGAATGTTTCATTCATCATATTGTTACGAATATGAGCAATCAGATTGACTTTCACGCTGTCTCTTTCGGCGATAAGATACTCTTCATGTCCGTCTGTTAATTCAACGGGATAAACCACTCTGACAACTTTCTGGGACAGTCCTTTCTCGTTCCAGGACGGCGGCTCGATGTTCAATCCCTTCCGCTTCGGATAGGTGAACTCATCACCTTCTTTTACAATCCACACCGGATGAACCATCTTCACATTATTTCCGAACTGCCGCAGGAGAGCATCGTTTCCGTCTCCTTCAATTCCCATTTCAACGACTTTCTTCCACTCGCCGTTGATCTGCTTACTCCGCAACTGGAAATATACTTCTCTCGGCACGGCATTGGCGTTCAGTTTAAGGCTTGCACACTGTTCCACGATTTCTCGCAGATTAGATGTATTCAAATCGTTCATCTCAGCCTTGTCCGTATTCTGGACAAGCTGAAAAATGCTACCCATCGCTGCCATAGCACAGCGCTTTGAATACTCATCGAACTCAACGCCGCACTGCTCAAAATCACGAATAACAAGTCCTGTAATCGTATTTGTCCAGCTACTCAAAGCCGTAGTAAACTCCTGCTTCTGTGCGACTTCATTCTTTTCTTCTGCCATCTACTCTTCCTCTACTTTCCCATCAATCTTTTTCAGCTTGTCCCGGAACGGAAGAACCTCTTCCTCCGGGACGTTTACCTGCGTCACAACTACCTGTGCCTTGCCGACCGCTACGGTATCACCGGGTTTTACCAGTACGTCACTGTAAAACGTGTATTCTCTGCCGGTCGGCTTGTCTGCTTTAATGTATCTCGCTTTAATCAGCATCATGGTGCATACCTCTGAGAAGAACAGCGGCTAAAATCGCACTTGCCAAATCAGGATTAACTTTCTGTTCTTTCTTACACTCGCCCTGCTTTTCACTTCCAGATTTCTCCCGTTCATTTTTAATAGTCACATCAACTAAGTTCTTTATCGCACACTCGGCCCTTACTTGGCCAATACTTTCTACCATAGAAAGATAAACGCCTCTAACAACATTATGAAAATCGTTCAGTATATCCATTCCTGTTCCCTCAACAGTCGTTGTCATGCTATCTACTTTAATCATCTATCTGTCCTCACTTTCTACCCTTAATTCCTTGTCACCAGTCACCACCAGATGAATCATCTGTGTGTCCATCTCTGGAAAGTTCTCCTCATTAACCGACTCGCTGTTGTCAATGAAGACTGGACAACTGATACCGTACAAATCAGACAGCGAACGGATAATATCCAGACCGGCTACAATGCGATGTCCGTTGTTCAGAGAAGAAAATGGTACGCCGTCCACGGTACACTCACATGTTTCTTTCAGTCCTCCGTTGATCTGATCCTCGAACAGCCGGAAGGATACAATCTGGAACTTGTCATTAATTGCCGTAGAAATGCGATCCATTTTCGCCCGGATGAAATCTTCTGTCAGATCTATCATCTGCTCCTGCTCCGCGATCTTCTGTCCAACCGCTTTCTGTTCTTCTTCCAGTTCAGCGATACGGGCATTTACTTTGGTGTTGTCTGCTGCCTTGATCTTAGCTTCAATCTCTGCAATTTCGTCTTTTAACACTGCTTTCTTGGCTTCCAGTTCTGCTTTTCCGGAAGATTCTTTACTCAGTTCTTCAATCTGCTTTTCGATAGCAACGATCTCTTCCTTGGTTTTCACATACGCCGGATTTTCGGAAACATCAGCAACAGCAGGGATTGCATCAAACGCCTCTTTCATGGAATCGTACTCCGCCTTGGCAGCATCGAACTTACTTCTCAGAGATTCCAGCGCATTATTTCTTTCATCAATCCGTTTCTGACAAGCTCTCACAGCGTCAGCTGCTTTCTGCCCTGCTTCGGTGATGCGTTTGAGGTCCTGATCTTTCCTTGTCTGGAAATCCTCTTTATCTTTTTCGTACTTCTTCTTGAGAGCCTCGCAACCTGCTTCATATGCGTCCCTTTCACGTCTGCATTTCGCTTCATAATCAGCAATCCGTTTCTGTTTTACTTCTTCTGGTAAATCCTGTCCGCAAGTTGGGCAAATCAAATCAGATTCTTTTAACGGTTCCGGTTCAACATATGGTGCCGGTGCAATATATGTAGCGAATTCACACTTCTTCCCTTTTCTCCATTCTTCAATCAAGCGGTTCTTTTCCCGTTCGCACCGGTCTTTCTCATTAGTGTATTCAGTGCGTTCTCGTTCCAACTGTTTCATCTGATCTTGTACTGCGAAGAACACTTTCTGTACTTCGTCAAACTTCACTCTGGAATCCATGCGCTCTTTTGCTAGTTGTTCATTTGCCGTGTTCTGAATCTCACTCAGTGCGATTTTCTTATCCATCACCTGTTTGCGAAGATCATTGATTGTCCCCAGTTTATCTGCACCGCCGTTTATCTCATCTTCCACCTTTTTGAGTGCGACTTCTTTCGCCGCTTTCTCAACCTCTAAAGCTCCAACGTCTGCGGTCACAAGTTGCTTTGACACCTCATCAATTCTTGCCGGAATCTCAACCATTTCTTTGTTCAGCGCCGATTTAGCCTTGTTGTACTTTTTCAGAATGTCATCCGTGCTGGCAATCTTAAGCTCTGGAATAAGCCTTGCGAACTGTTCTCCGAACTGCTGTGCAATCTCTACATCCGAGAAATCACCGACAAATCGCATCAGCATTTCTCTCTGTTCTTTCCACGGTAGAGCGTTGAAAGCGTTCGGATTTGTCACGAGATTGAAAATGTTCTCGTTGATAATCCCAGAAATGAACTCTTTAAACTCCTTCTCACTCTTCGGATAACCGTTAATTTCGAACTCATTGACATTTCCCTGAAATTCCGTGGTATTCGTCCCACGCTTCTTTCTCCAGATCTGCTTCTGTACCTTTTTCAGCACGTATTCATCTTCGCCGAAGCAAATAGTGGCCTCTACGCTAATTTCCACGTTGTTAATCATGTTTCCTGCTTTATCCCTTGGTCGGATATCAAAACTCGATTTTCCAAGGGAATCTTTTCCGAAGAGAAGCCATGTGAATGCATCAAATACGGTTGTTTTTCCAGAAGCATTTACACCGCCAATCGCAGTTTTCTCTCCAAAACTTATTTCTCTATCCTTACAGCCCTTGAAATTCTGTATATGCATTTTCAACAATTTAATATTTTTCATTTACATCCTCCACGTTCTTCTTTATAATGAAATTGGGTTTTTAGATTAGTCCTCTCTTAGCAGAGGGCTTTTCTTTTTCTGTCGATAATTTTTATCTCGGCCGGCTCCGCCTTTTCTACGATATGTAAATACTCATTATTTTCGTAGTGGCACATCCATTCATCAGGATTCAATCCGACTTCCTTCACCAGCTTCTTCTGGTCCCTCGTCAACTTTTTCGGTTGTTTCATGTTTCTCCTTTCTGCGCTATCGTATCGCTTGTACACTCTTTTCTATATCTTGTCGCCGATGTCTCCGACGTAGTTCCCGGATCTGAAGATAATGCTTCTCCCTGTCTTTCACACAGCCATGCAACATGTACGCTACTATCATCATGTCCAGGGCGATCCCGAACGACAGCACAGATGTCTTTTAAGATCCGGTATTTCCGCAGTTTTCTTCGATGCATCTCTA